TCCGTTTGTCACTCTACAGCGAACAGCGAACAGCGAAATAATGAATTGGTGCACTGCACTAATCATTTAATGCGATGCGTTAATCATTTAATAGCTTGTAAGCAGTGCGTTAATGCAGCGCACCATGAACAGCTGGCAGCGGTTCGCGGTTCACATAACGCTGGCAGCGGTGCGCCAGGCCCCCACCCCCGGGCCCCGGTTCTGGTTCCATGTGTAGGGGTGTCGTGGGCGCAGGCTGTTACTCCGTGCTGGGTGGAAAATTGACGTTGGTACCCGCACCCTGAACAGGTTTTAGTGAGCCGGGGCCTCGGCTGCGAAATTTGCGGTTGGTACCCGCGCGACAATTGCCATTGGCACCCGTATCGTTTACATTCCGTCCATGCCAGCCGCCAAATGCTCACACACGGATCGCTACGCCGATGGACACTGCAAAACCTGCACGCGCGCCAGGCGCAACGCTGCGCGTGCTGCGAACCCCGAGCTGCGCGCTGCAGAGTATGAGGCGGCCCGCGAAGCGCGGCGCGCGAAGGTGCCCGTGGGCACCCTACACGACGAGCAGTCGACATTAGTGTCAACAACCGGCATTGAGGACCTTCTATGAGTGAACCCAAATTCGGCGAACTCGCCATTCACGCGAACGGCGGCGAGTTTCAGATGTCGAGCGAAGAGGCGATCCGGTACGGACTGGAACAACCTGGCGCGCCGCATACGCCGAAGCTCACGCGCATCGACAAGGTCACGAACGCGCGCATTCGCTACGCGGTGAGCGAACTGGTCGCGATGAATCTGGACAACGTGAACGTGTGGCTCGGCCAAGTGGCCGCGCAATCGCCAAAGGCCGCGATCGAGTTGATGATCGAGCTGATGCAGTTCACGACGCCGAAGTTGAAAACGATCGCCGTGCAGGTAACGGACGACACGCAGAACCCCAAGAGCATGACGATCGACCAGTTGCAGAAACTGATTGCGGAGCAAGGGTGAGCGCAGCGAAGGAAGCAGTGCAGGCGGCGATCCGTGAGCTGATCCGCCGCGAGCGGTGCCGCAATTCGCTGCACAGCTTCGCGCTGAACATCGACATCCCGACCGCGCCGAGCCCGGCGATGCACCCGGATGAGGATTTGCTGGGACCGGCGGCCGGACTCATGGCGATACACCATGCGAAGATTCTGGAGGTCCTTGAGCGGACCATGAACACGAAATTCGGCCGGTGCATCATCATGGCGCCGCCCGGCAGTGCGAAGTCGCTGTACGCAAGTTGCGTAGCGACGGCGTGGGAGATGGGGCGCAAGCCCGGCTCGCGCATCATGCTGACCAGCTACGCGAGTAAGCTCGCCGAGCGCCAGGCGCGGCGCACGATGCAGATTTGCGAGCAGCAGCAATACAAGGACCTGTGGCCCGAGTCACCGACGATCACGCGCGACGCGGCCGGCGACTGGATGATGAGCAACGGGTCGAACATGCTCTCGATGGGCCTCAACGCAGGTCTCACCGGAAACCGCGCGAGCGGTGCGATCATCGACGACCCGGTCGCCGGGCGAGAAGAGGCGGACTCGCCGGTCAGCCAGCAGAACACACGCGACTCTTATCAGGACGATCTGGTCAGCCGCTTGCTGCCCGGCGCCTGGATCGTGCTGATTATGACCCGCTGGAATGAACAGGACCTCGCCGGCTCGATTCTGCCCGACGATTGGAAAGGGCAGAGCGGACCGATCCTTTGTAAGGACGGCATGGTGTGGGGCGTGCTGAACCTCCCCGCGAAGTGCGAACACGTCGACGACCCGCTCGGACGGAAGCTGGGCGAGTATATGTGGCCCGAGTGGTTTCCCCCGCAGCACTGGGCGATGTTCGAGAACGGCTCCAGCCGCGAGGCGCAGCGCGCGTGGGCGAGCCTGTACCAGCAGCGGCCCGCGGCGCAGGGCGACGGGCGCTTCACGGAAGAGTGCATCGACTACTACAAGGAAGGGACCCACCCACCCATCCTGGCGCACGTTGGCGCAGGCGACTACGCGGTCACGGAGAACGGGAACGACTTCTCGGAGCTGGGCGTGTTCGGCGTCGACGCGCAGGGCGATCTGTGGGAGCGCGACTGGTGGAGCAAACAGAGCGACACGGGCGAGTCGACGGAAAAGACGCTCGACTTCGTGAAGAAATACAAAATCCCCATGTGGTTCAACGAAGGCGGCCTGATCGACAAAGCGATGGGGCCTTTGATTAACCTGCGGATGCGCCAGCGGCGCATCTACGTGGACCGCCGCGCGATCGCTTCGATGAGTGACAAGATCGCCAAGTGCTCGGCCTTCCAAGCCCGGTGCGCGAGCCGCACGGTGCACTTCCGCGACAATCCGAACAGCCGCCGCATCGTCGCGCAGTTGCTTGCGTTGCCCGCCGGCAGGTATGATGACGCCGCGGACGTGTGCGGGCTTATCGGCCGAGCGATGGATCAGTTCCCGATAGCCCGCATACCGTTCGTGGAAAAGCGCACGAAGATCAAGCCGTTCTCAGTCGCCTGGCTGGAGTCGCAGGACATCGGCGAGACCAAACAGAAGAGGTTCCGATGAAACATTCCGCCGGCTGGCAGATGCCACCCACGTCGCCAGATGTCGGCGCCTATCTGAGTCGGGCCGAGCACCTTCACGAACAGGTGAAGTACGGCCACCGATTCCGATCGTGCGTGCAGGCCGGCGGGCATATCGGCATCACGCCGATGTACCTCTCCGAGTATTTCAAGCACGTCTACACGTTCGAGCTGGACTTCGACAATTTTCAGTGCCTGGTCGCCAACTGCACGCGCCGCAACATCTACGCGATGCGAGGGGTACTGGGCCGCGAGCACGGCGGCGTTGCGATGCGCGCGAACAAGTACAGCTCGGGGCATAGTGTCGGGCACGCAGGGAAGATTCCGACCTGGCAGATAGATGACCTCAACTTGCCCGACTGCGACGCGCTGTTCCTTGATGTCGAGGGGTCGGAGATGGCCGCGCTCGAAGGGGCGAAGTTCACGATCGACCGCTGCCGCCCGCTGATCGTCGCCGAGGACAACAAAAAGCGAACGTGGTTCGGCCGCAAGGAAGGTGACATGACCACCTATCTGGCGACCTTCGGGTACGCGGCAGCGGCCACGCTCGGCGAAGATATAATCTACACACCCACCCAAAAGGAGCCAACATGAAAGCCAACTGGCGCATGATCTATTCACCCTTCCTGTGGGCTGCGGTGTTGACCGCATTCATCCCGTTGCAGATTCTCGGCCTCATCGCCGTGCCGCTCGCTTGGGCGACGCGCTGCAGGGTGTCGTCTCGGGTCGACATCAACCGGCGCATCTGGACCTCGCGCGTGCCGTGGCTCTGGCTCTGGTGCAACGACGAGGATGGATTGCTGCCGCCCGCCGGGCATCCCGCTATGCACCCGACCTGGCCGGACTGGCTCAACGCTTTCCGCTGGGGTGCGTTGCGCAACACGGTGAACAACGCGCGCTTTGTTAAGTGGTTCAGCCCGCCGATCGAGGCGGATAAAATCCGGTTCGTCGAGGGCGACGAGTGGGAGTTCGTGTGGCAGGGCTGGCGGACGCGCTTCGAGTGGTCGAACGACAACTACTGGTTCGCCTGCGGGTGGAAAGTCGACGTGATGGACGCTTACGGCGTATCTCCGACCGACTGGCGCTTGCACGGGATGGGCTTCGGAGTTAGGCTAAAGCGGTTCACCTGATTAGGAGTCCACCCACCCATGAACTTCAAGAACAAAATCGTCTGCGTCACTGGCGCTGGCGGAAGCATCGGCAGCGAGATTTGCCGTCAACTTGTCAAGGCCGGAGTCGCTGAACTTCGCCTGATCTCCCTCACCGAGAACGGGCTGTACGAGATCACCAAACAGCTCAAGTACGCCGAGGCGAAAATCGTCGGCATCCTGGGCTCTGTGCTCGACCCGCACGTATGCCATAAGGGCGTTCGCGGCGCCGACATCGTGATTCACGCCGCCGCGCACAAGCATGTGCCGATCTGCGAGGAAAACGCGCTCGCCGCGATCGAGAACAACGTGATCGGCACGTATATACTCGCGGGCCAGGCGCGAATGGCCGGCGTAGGTGAGTTCATTCTGGTCTCGACCGACAAGGCCGTGAATCCGACCTCGATCATGGGCGCCACGAAGCGCGTCGCCGAGAAGGTCATGTGCGACATCATGCAGAGCGTCCTCCCACGCTCCACGACGTTCCGTATTGTGCGCTTCGGTAACGTGATGGACTCCGCGGGCTCCGTCCTTCCGCTGTGGCGCGATCAGGTTCGTCAAGGCGGCCCGGTGACGCTCACCGACAAGCGGTGCGAACGTTATTTTATGACGATCCCCGACGCCGCGAGCCTTGTGCTCGGCGTGCTCGACCTGCCGCCCGCTGTCGGCCCGTTCGTATTTCAGATGGGCGAGCCAGTCAACATGTACTACTTGGCGGAAGGGCTGATTCGCTCGATGCGCGGGGTGAACGACCCGCCGATCGCGATCAAGGAGATCGGCCTGCGCCCCGGGGAGAAGTTGACCGAAGAGTTGACTTACACTGGATTCCTGCAGCCGACCGCCGTGCCGAAGATCATGTTCGTCATCGAAGAGGTCGGCGGGCGAATATCGGACACCGACATGAACCTGTTGAACGATGCCGTGCTGCGCAACGACGTGGTCGGCGCGACGCGCTGGCTGTGGAGGCTGGCGAAGTGAAGCCTTGGGTTACGTTCATCCTGCCGTATTACAACCAGCCCGCAATGTTGCGCCGGCAGCTCGCCAACTGGGGTTGCTACACCGATTTCACGCGGGCGCACGCGCGCTTGATCGTCGTCGACGATGGCAGCCCGATACCGGCCATCGACGCGATGAACGCGCACAACTTCACCAATGCGTTCTACGACTGGCGCGCAGAACTCTACAGAATCAAAGTCGACATCCCGTGGAACCGCGCCGAGGCGCGCAACATCGGCGCGCTCAAGGCCGATACGCCGTGGATCGTGCAGCTGGACCTCGATCATCTCATGCCGCCCGAGGCCGCAGAGAATCTGGTGCTGCGCCAGGCGGCGTTCACGCCGGACAACTGGTACCGCTTCCGGCGCTACCGCGTCGGCGCTGCCGATCACACGCGGAACAAGGATGCGCTCGACCGTGACGTGCGTTACGGTGAGATCAAGCCCCACATCGACAGCTACCTCTGCACACCCGAGATGTACTGGAACGCAGGAGGTTACAATGAGGACTTTTCTGGCTGCCTCGGCGGCGGCTCTCCGTTCCTTGCGTTCATGTCTCGGCTGGCCGCACCGCAGATGGCGCCGGACAGTGTGTACCTGCACGTCCACACGACGGACATGACCCCCGACGCGTCGGCGGCCCTCGACCGCGACACGACAGAGTACAGCCGGCGCAAGGCCGCGCTGCAGAAGTCCGGCAAGCTGAAAGGTCACGACCCATTCCGTCACCCCTACGAGCAAGTGCTGTGAACGAATACCCGCGCGTCCGCGACGAGTTCGAGACGCTGCGACAGCTGCTGGCTGGGAAGTCGATCGCTCGCTTCGGTGACGGCGAGCTGAAGCTGATGGACGGCAAGGAGTACGTACGCGAGTGGGCGAACAAGAATCTTGGCAGAGAGCTGCACGACGTGCTTCGCTACCCGGCACCGCGCTGCATTGTCGGCATCCCGACGATGAACTCGCAAGGTCCGAAGTACGCGCACTGGTGGCGACATCACAGCCGGTTTCAGCGATTCTTGAACCCGCGGCTCCCGTACTACTCGGCGTTCATCAGCCGACCAGATTCGGCACCGTGGATCAACGCTCCGTTCTTCGCTGTCTCGATGCGACAACTGTGGCTCGACAAGCGTGTTACAGTTCTAAGCGAGGCCCGG